TGTATCGAATAATCCAGATGGGTAACATCAAGGAGAATCATCTGGATTATTCTATCAAAACACTTATGTATCGAATCCTCAATTGATTTGTTGTTGATATCTACATTAACCTTGAGAGGTATTTCTTCGTATGAAAATATAATTTCATTACATATAATATCAATAGCACTAGATACATCTGGGTATGTGGCTACCTGTCTATATGTTCTAATCTTCTCGGCTTGCTTCTTAATCAAATCCTCTAACGTATACTCACCGAAAAAGACACCTACATGATGATCTTCTTGATAGTCAAAAAAGTCAACCCTACCAAAACTATCATCACTAAGATTGTTGATTACCTTCTCAGGATTAACTACAGATGAGGGATTCTTAACCTTTTTATGAGATAGGAATTTTTTAATCGATTCAGTTAACATTGTACTTCCTAATAGCCTCCACGTATGGAGGCTTGTAATTTTAATTGTATTTATATATACAATAGCTTATTCATCTTCCATGAAAATTCAGGTATTTCATTCATTACCTCACCAAAAGTAGGTTTCGGTCTATTACCTGCTTTGTAATCGTTGAAGATTTACCAACTTATAACCCAACAATCATCTCGCCATTTGTTGAAACGTATTGCTTCATTCCTGAAAGTTTCGTTTGTACTTGTTGTATACGAAACAAGGGAATTAGAGTCATCATAGAGTTTCTCACGCGCTTTCTCATCGAGCATTTTCTGAATAGCATCTTGAACTAATTTCACGATTGCGTCGTCGGACTGTTCTTCTTCAGATGGTAAGAATGTAAAATCGTCTCTACAATCCCAGATTTCTTTTTCAAACCCAGTACTGTACTGATGACATACAAACTCTTGCCAACCGTCCGATGTTTTGACTCGAGCGAACAGGCATGTATGATCGTTATCAGCCCAACGAGAATTAGCACTATCAAAAATTATATACATTATATACCTCCTTAACCCTGATCTTCTACTTCGACAAAATAACTACACCATCCGTCTTTCAGACAGACGTAATTCTTGTCATTTACTGTATACACTGCATCCGCATAGAGATTCCCTGGAGTGTATCCTAACTTGACAGGACTAGCTGTCGTTCTGTTCGGGATATACATCTTACGGGGATATAACTGCTCTGTAGTGATTCTTGGGAAATTAGTCAGATTAGCACCGCATATAATTCTCGTACTGTCCGTCTCCATCATCGAATTCAAGTTCGAATCAGCTGCTGGATTAGTGTTAGCAAGGACACTCTGACTATTCATTATATGCATTGTGGCCGGCACAGGAGCATACGAGTACCATGGAGATTGATAACATCCACTATTGTAATTGGACATACTTCCCCAAAAAAATGGACACAAATTCGTATTGTATCCCTTAGATAGACATGTAATCACTGACTCAGCCGAATTACTCGCTAACGTCTGAGTCGTCTCATCAGCTTGTATAGGCTCATTAAATGAGTATCCGCACAGAGCCTTATTCGTAGAAGTTAACCAACCAAAGGAAGCATCCACAGCATCAAAGCTAAAGAAAACTCTGCTCGTCTCACCGACCGCATATAGCACTAGCGTGTCAGAGCCTTTCCAATAGTTCAGCGTAATAGATATCTCATCATCTACAGTATTGAATGTCGCTAAAGGCATTGAACCACCCCACGATAATCGTACAGTATATTTACTAGACTGCAGATTTCTCAATTGCTCCATTACAATCGATATCGGCTTGGATGAGTAGGTATTTAGTGCATCCTGATACTCAAATGAGCAGGATGGAGCGATAGTCAGTACATGTCCATCTACACATAATCCCATCAAGAAATTGTTCTTATTCTTACCGAGCATATAGACATCAGATAGTAATTGATAACCACTGACACAGTTGCTCACTTGTGAGGGCACTGAGCTGTTCACTGCATACATCGGATATCCTGACCAATGACTGTCACCAATTTCCACCTTTTCAATTTGACTAATAGAGGTGTTCTGTGCTAAAAGCCATGTAACCAATTGACCTAAAATATTATTTTCTGCTTGAACTCTGGCACTCACTGTCCCATCAGTATAGTCGCTTACACTCGCCGTAAATGTAACTGTTTTCTTAAAACTCATTATTGTTCCTCTATCGTAAATGTACCTATAACATCATTGAGATTATCCGTATCATCTGTTGGTGTATTGCGTTCCGTAGCACCGCTTAACTCACCTATAACATCGAATAAAGACTGCGTACTAATATTTGATGTATCGACTAATTCCCAATCTGAGGATACACCGGGCTCGAGACCCTTATTACCCATAACCTTTGATTTGTAATTCGAACCATTGTAAGTAATGTACTCATCAGACTCGTAATACTTTGAAGGGTTCCATTCCTCTAAAGGTATTCCCATAATAATATCGACTAGGGATTTTATCTCCCTAATCTCTCTTTTAAGACGCATAATACCTTTGTTTAATGTAATCTCATCAGGTACATCATTATTTTTTATTCTATAATTATTATAAAACTCATCTAATGTTGTAAACATTTAAGCTTCCTTATACCCAACTAAAACCTTATTTTCACTACGGTCGATTTTATAGCGAAATCCCACCAAAATACTACGAAAATCAATCTTAGCGACGTCATCAAATAAAAAAATCTCAACGTATTTATCATGCGGTATAGCTCTTTTGATACGAACATTGTAAGATCTAAGCATATCAGATGGGTTACTCAGATCTTCACCTATGTTTCTCGACCGTTTCGGTGGATTTATACGTTGTTCTTTTTTGCTTAAGAGATACTCTATAATCATTTTATTATTCTTGTAAGACTCCAAACTTAACAAGCATAGGGTTAGTAGCTGTATGTGATGGATTCATAGTCAATGCGAATCGATCCCATATAAAACAATACGACTCTCCGTTTTTAGGCTCAACGGCGTAAGTAATCGTGTTAATGTACTCTGAGAAGTGAGCACATCCTCTACCTTCCATATTAGTATCCTTTAGTCCTACGTATACTGTAGTTTCTTCATTAGGATCAGGATTTATATACCATTCGGTGAATCCTGAACGACCTACAAATAAACGTGTTTTATCAGCAAGCTCTGAGTTGTGCAAGTCAGCAAATAAGCTCATAATTGAAGCTGCTAACTTGTAAGGTAAGACAACAAATGCTTCGTATGTTCTGATATTCTTCATATTCATTTCGAGAACAAGCTTAGTAACATGATTCGAAATAGTTTGCCAAACGTAATCTGGTGAACTACCACTTAGTGTTAAATCATCTTTAGAAGATGCGTTATTTTCAAGGAAATCTAATACCTTTGTGTTTTCAAAATCATTAGCTAACCCCTTTAAGTAATTAGATAATAACTCAATACCATCTTCACCGAACTGAGTTTTAACATCGTATAATGCTTCCGTTGTTATAGATGTTTTAACTACATCGTCTTCTGTAAAATTATTACTAACTTCAACCTCATTACGTTTAATCTTAACTGTATCATTCTCGGTTACAACAGAGAATAAAGCACCTGTAGGTCCATGTAAAGTACTAACGGTGAAAATAGCTTTACCTAATGAAGGAAGTTTTGATTGTTGGAATAGTTTATTTAAGGCGCTGAGATTCTCATCTGAGGTTGCGATATTCTCAGCCCAATGTTCATAAAGCTTCATACAAAATCCTCTAAATTTTTAAAGTATTTATAATCGCGGTTAGTAGCAAAAAAAATTTCGAGGTTGTTATATATTAAAAACAAAAAAAAATACTCTGAAGTAACTCAGAGTATTTTTTTTAACTTGAATTATGAATTATGAATTACAATAATCAATGAAATCATCTAAAGCTTTTAAAGACGGATTTTCTTTCTGTATCTCATGTACTTCAGGTTCTTCGACTTGTTTCTCTACAGTTACTACTCTACATCTAGTTACGACCGTCTCGTTAACACCTCTAAACGTATTATGAGTCTTAATAGTACCTTTGATACTCTTTACGTCTACATCTGCTTTACTAAAGTATTTAGAAGTAAACCATGTTAATACGTGCTTACCACAATAGAACTTGAATATATTTGTCGTAACCGGTACGTAATCATTAACGTATGTTGTAAAGTCACCTACATACTCGAAATCATCAACCGGAAGGTCAAATTTATCACCTACGTTTCCGTAGAACTCAGTATCTATAATCTCTTCTTCAGGTTCGTCTATATCCTTGTAGTACTTAAACACCTCTTCTGCTATGGTTGATACGAACCCGAAAGGTACGTAACTACAATTGATCATAACCTTAAGATTTTCGTTATCACCATCATATTCTCTAATCTTTTCTAAAATCTTACAGCTTTCTTCACTGTTAAGATCGACTTTCTTAGCCATCTCCATAACAAACTCGTGATATTCATATCCTCTTTCAATGATGTTGTATAAAGTGGTTGCTGTTTGAATAGTTGTATATCTATGCTTATAATTAGCTTCTTTGATATACTTACCACCGTTCATACGGCAGCATTCTGATAAAATCTTAACGATTTCATCAATTTTGATATACTCGCGATTGTTAAACTTATAACCGTCGGTATAGTTATTAACTGTCTTTTCTAATGATGCTAAGTAAGCTACGTATTCGAGATCTATACCAGTGTAATCTCTAAGACAATTTCTACCAACCTGTTTAAACTCCCCCGTTTCGGTATTGTGAACTATGTATGTGAAGTGTCTACGAATATTCCTGCCGCAGTGTTCACAAACTATATCACAATGATTAAACTTTGTAAGATCTAAGTTATGTTCACCAACTGATGAAACTACGTTTTGATGTTCGCGAAGACGTTCAACACGACCTACATATTCCCAACCTGTAGCACCAACAAAACCTTCAATTTCAATGCTACGAAAGGAAGCCATAACAGGATAACCATTCTCGTTTAAGACTTCCTTATATACTAAACCGTTATATTTGTAATGGAATGCGTTAGCGTATTTGATGGATTTTCTCTGAAGTCCTGCAAGCTTCTTTTCGAAATCCATCATATTCACTTCAGGAATTAAAAAGCTATTCATATACTTCTCCTATACTTCCTATATATTAAATTATAATAAAGTACTGAGAAGATTTCAACTTTTTATTAGAATTTTTTAATAAAATTTTTATTGTTTCATACTTCCAAGCTGTTTACTTATGTAGGTAATATCTTCTTCGTTAAGAAACTCACTATACATTTTAGCTTTTTGTATGGATATGTTAAAGTACTTCGCTATGCTATCATAGTCCTCTTCTGACTTTTTAGACTTTGGGTATGGTATGAACTTTATTCTACCATTTACCATCTTTTGGATTACTTCTAGCTTGTATTTTACCGGTATGTTATAGTAGAAGTTGAGCATTTGAGCTATCGGTAAGGTTCTCTTATCACCACTTAACCATCGACACAGTACAAAATCAGATACTTTAGAAGCATCTTCATCAGTGAGCTCAGATTTCGGATCTAATATCTTCTTAAAAACAGTAAACATAATATTAGGGATCTATTTCTAGATCCCTCCTCAATTATAGAACTTTCGTTAACCCGCACTTATTATCTATCTTCTGCATTAGTAGAGAATCTTTCACTCCGTAAAATACATATCTAAAATAGATAAGATCGTTAAGTAAATTACTATCACCCTCGTTAAGTACACCGTCGCGTTTCATGATTTCGAGCTTCCTAATCTCTTCACGTACTCTATCATCATAAGGTTCATCTTTAATTTGATAGTTATTACCTGTGAAGAAGTCATCAAAGCTTAAAAACTCATCGTGCTTCTCCTTCTCTTCATGTACTTCATGCTTTGATACCGAATCTAACGAATAAGAGTCAAGGGTTACTCCACTCATCGTCTTATATAAAACCATTAAATCTATGTATCTTATATTAGTTGAAATAATCCTGTTATTTACTAAGGTGACTTCTTCATCGTATGACAACTTATTTACATCTATATTATTCTTTAGCAATCTGTTATAAATGTAAAGGAAATCGAATCTTATTCCATTCCATGCACATACGTACTTAGGGTGAATGGAACTCAAGCATGATAAAAACTTTAGAAGCATATCCTTTTCATCTAAGCATTTAACGTGAGTTAGCTTCACACCTAAATCATATCCTTCTTGAGGTTTGAAATCTTTCAAACCATAAACAATAGCAGTATCACCAAATACAATTTGAATGAGAGATATTTCCTCTAATGCTTCAGTAGCGTTAGGAAATACACCTCTTGTAGTTCTTGTTTCTATATCTAAGTATACAACCATTTTAACTCCTTCTATATTTCATTTTATATATTATATAATAAACCTAAGGTAAAATAAAGTGTTTAAAAGAAATCATCGATTGTTACGGGTTGACATCTAAAGCAACTAGGTAGATTACTAGTTAAGTCACCTAATCCACAATCATATAGATAATTTACGAAAGTGTCTATATCTTTTACTCTCACATCTTTCTGAACACTATAGCATGATATAATCTTCTCTCTGATATCACTTGGTATACCTTCAGCTAGTACAAGCTTCCTATTACGTTCGTAGTTAGTTTTGTACTTAGATATGAACTCCTTTATAGAACCGTCACGTATCATCTTCTGAACTGTTTTAGGACCTATCCGAAGTTTAGTATACACGCTACAACCCGGATTCGTACTTAAAAACTTTTCTATTACCTCGTTCTTAGTGTCTAGTGAGTTAAAAGACTCTACATCCTGAGGTATATCAAGCGTTTTTATGTAACACTTGAACTCATCTGTGAATTCGGTTTCGTCGAATATCCTAGGAACGTCATCAGTAGCATCCCCTAAAATAACATGCTCCATAAGCCACGTATCGAGATTATCAACGTCTTTAGTTTTGTAGCTTATCCACTTTTTCATTAGGGGGCTGTACTGTTTCACCATCGGATTTTTCTGAGCCTGTATCATATCCTTATCCGAGCTAACTATTAGGATATCTTCGTTTCTAATACATGAAGCTAACGTTAGTATACAATCATCACCTTCAGCTCTATCAACCGATACAACCTTCCATGGCGTGTTATCATCTATCTGCCTTAGTAGATTGTTAAAACTTCTGAATATCTCTTTAAGCGGTATCGGATCTTTAGAATCACGAACTCTAGAAGCTTTATAGCTTTTATAGATATCCTTACGCCAGTTACCACTAAGAACATTATCAACACATAATACCACATTACCATATCGTGGGTTGTTATTTTGAATATTAAACAACTCACTAATAATAAGTGATTTTACAGGTCGAATAATATCATCAGCTTTATAACGACCATCCTCTTGAAGTTCGGGTTTCTTAAAAGATATACATGAATGGATATACTGGAAAAGTAAGCCATTAAAATCAACAAGTATCATAATAACCTCTAAAAAATACGGTACCCTTAGGGTACCGTATTACTAAACTTAAATCTTATTACTGACCGAGATTTCTCAGAAAGTCGTCGATGTTATCAGTTGAACTCTTCTGAGGTCCCTGTTTAGCTTCACTAACCTTAGGTTCAGAAACTACAACACTTTCGGCTGGTTTAGTTTCAGCTGGTTTAATTTCAGCTTCAGGTGTATTAGATGGTTCGTTGATTGTAATAGGTTCGCTACTACCTCTTCTAGAACCGATACCAAAAATACCGCTACAAACTCTCTCAAGTTCCTTACGAAGATCATCATAACTCATAAAGTTTTCAGGCTTTTGGAATTCTGATAAGTCATAAGTCTTATTCAAGATATCATTGATACCTTCTTTCTTACACTCTTCAGTGAACTCACCCTTAAGATTGTAGATAGTTCTACCACCAGTTAACTGAGTAAAAGCTGAAGTACTATAATCTGTGAATCCGTTTGTATTCTTGAAGCACTTGAGGTTGAAAATCCAACCCTTAAATGGATTAAAGATTTCCTTACGTTCAACACCCATATCGATGTCATCCTGGGATAAGGTAAGAGTGTCTTTGATCTTTTCAGCCATTGACTTACTCATTTCGTATAAGAAGATCTTACCTTCGTTTTCAGGCTTTTCACTATCCTTAATTACCTTAATGTTGCAGATCCAGCGTTCGGTAGGTTTGAACTTAAGAGCCATATCAGAATCTTCATTATAGTAATTGATATAGGTTTCCTGGAACGGACAAGGTTTACCAATTGATTTAGGTGACCAGGCGTTCAACCAACGCTTCTGCTTACCTTCGGAGATAGTCGTTCTAATCTTATACATCCTAATCATAGGCTTCTTATTCTTATCAGGAATAAATGCAATCAGAGCTGAACCACTACCATCAGCTTTCTTAGGTAATGTGTAAAAACGTTCATCGGTTTGAACCTTCTTCTCTTCCTGGAAAACATCACCGTTTTCGTTAATAATATTATCAAGATTAAAGTCATCAATATTGTACATTTTATTTTCCTTATATTATGCAAAGTCAGCAGAAATAATCATTGTCAGATTATCAGAGATTAAAGTAGCCCTGTAAGTATTTTTAGGTTCATTATATCGAACAACAAACCTATAATTCATTACAGGGATTTTAAATAAAGTCTCTAATGAAATAGAGCCTTTAAAATTCTTAGTAGATTTAGTATTTTTGGTAAAGTTGAAAGCATTAGATGATTGCTTAAACTCACCAGAAGAAGTCAACGAAAACTTAGTATTCTCATTACACTCAACTTCCAGCATATCCAATTCACTAAATACACTGTGCGCATTCTTAAGACGCTTAATATCATCGATACCGAAATCGACATCCAATACAATTGGACAAGCTTCCATTTTATCGAACTGGTCCTTGTTCCAAGAAAACTGTGATAAGATTATCGGATTGCTTATTAAATATCTAGCAGATGATCTATCATCCGAAACACTAATAACACTATCCTCAATACGAACATCTCTAGACTCATTAAACAAGCTAAAAACATTCAAGAAAGATGATAGGTTATAGATACCTAGTTCACTATCAAACCCATCTGTATCTAACTTCGATAAATCGAACATATAAGCAACATCAGCACTCTCTGTTCTACCTACAGTGATAGGATAACTAAGCACTATAGAGTTGGAGATAGTGTTAATACACTTCAAGAATCTTATCGTTTCACTATTTAACATATTCTTATACCTTCACTTAATATCTATATTATATAATACAATAAGAGAAAATAAAACTTTTATTTTTCTTTTCTTATCATTTCCTGACCGAACATAGCTTGTCCGATAGCGTTGTAAAACTCGTAATTTGATTTCGGTACTAAAATCCTATTACCCATATACTCGCCAGAGTTAAAGAACGCACTTCCACCACCTGAAAGGAATACATAGTCACACTTATCTAAAATATCACCATATTTTTCCTCAATTAAGTTCAAGAGATTCCTTATATAGTCTTTCTTAATATCTACGATCTCTTGAGCGTAGTTGTATAGATTTCCTCTTAACTTATACGTATTTGTATTTAGGATATCTTTAGCTTCATGTAAGGATATCTTTCTCTGGTGCTTACTTTCTATAATTTTAGCTACTTCAGAAGCTATCTTCATTATACCCTCATGTTCAATACCTTCAAATACAGAAGCGGAAGTCTTTCCGTCAATTACACGGAATAAGTCCAGAGTGTTAAAACCAATATCAACACCTATATAAGAGGTTCTACCGGTGAACTCTGTCTGTATGTTAGGGAAATCTGATCCGTACTTATCAATACAAAGTTTTGAACCTGCTCCCTGAGGAATTACGTATACCTTATCAAAGGTGTATCTGGTTCCGTTCACTTCAAAATCAGTAAGTACATTCTTGAAATACCCAGAATATTGTATCTGAGCTTTTGATAACCCCGTCACGATAACATCAGGAGTTTCACCTATAATTCTAATAGCGTGAGCTAAGAATAACGGTGCGTAATATTCTAAATTCTTATACTCTGTGATATCTGTTAGAGAATCGGATGGTAACGAACTCGCATCTTCACCAACGTAATAATCATGGTTACGAAACGTGTAGATTTTACTATCCTTTATGAATTCATTT